AGCCAAAATACGCAGGGTCTATACTTTCTATTGATGACCGGCAGTCGCCGTTTGAGTACGCAACAAGCAAGCGTGCCTGGTTCTATAACGGTATTGACCTTGGAAGTGAAGCGTTCACAGTGTGGGTTTATGGGAAATCAAAGGATGGTATTATTCTGGAGTTTTACAGACAGATGGTGCGCAACTATGTGCAGTGGGGTGTGAACCTACCGGCAGAGCTGGAGGCTGAGAGCTCTTTGAATGCGAGCTTTAAGGAAACCTTTTTGAAAGAAGGCAGCATGTTTGAACATGTACGCATCGAGGCCAACAATGCAAGGGGTAAACGTATCGAGGCTTATTTCCGTCCGCTCAGGTATCAGTACGAAAAGCAACGCGAAGGCTGGCTTGCACGTCCGTTTGCAGGTTCAGAGTCTAACCAGATTGGCCCGGGTAAGGTGCCGCAACTTTCTTTTGATACGATTATTAAGAACAGCTTGAAGGACATTGAGACCTGGAACAATACGGAGCATAGTAAGATTAAAGGGAAAACACGCTGGGAGGTATTCCTCGAAACACAAAACCCAAACCTCAAGCCTGTTAATTGGCGTTCCTTCCTGCCCTATATCGGGCATAAAACCCGCTCAAGCTGCCATACCGGAATCATTAAGTTGCAAAATCAGGAGTTCTTGCTTGGGCAGGATGGAAAGATAGCCTTTTCAAACGACCTGGTTAAGCTCATGACTCAGGTAGAAGGTAAAGAACTGGATATCTACTGGCTGGACGGCAACGATGGACAGGTAATGAAAGCACTGGTTTACCTGAAAGATAGCAGCCAGTTTGTTTGCGAAGCAGTGGCTAAGCCACGATATAACCGTGCACGCATTGAGCAAACTGCCGATGATGCCCGCAATCGTGAACTCATGAGTATGTACGTAACATCTGTGGATGGATGGATTCGTGAACGTAAGAATGATCTGGAACACATCACGGTGATTGACAACAGGCCTAAGACACTCAATAACAAATTCAGAATGCCCGGACTTCATGAGGATGAGCCTGTAGAAGAAAGAGAAACAGACGTGGAAGTATTGGATGATCCGGAGGAGAAAGAAGAGAGTTTCAATAACAATGAAAGCCCCATTAAACGTGGATTAAAAGACATTTTCTAACAAAAACTAAATACTATGGAAATCACAATTCAATTTAAAAATCAAGTAGCAAAAGCCCTCCTGGAATACCGGGACCGGTTCGAAGGTTCGGACGCGCAATTCGCCAAGAGGTTTGGCATTACAGCGGCTGTGTTCTCTCGTATTAAGAGCGGCGAACGCGAAAAGCTGCTGAAGGATACACACTGGCTGAATATTGGCCGTGAACTGGATGTGAGCACCACGCAGCGCAAGTGGCAGCCTGCCAAAACGCAGGTGTTTGACCTGATAAGCGAATCAATGATGTTCTGCAAGCAACATAGCAAAGCCATGATTTTTGTGGATGAAGCCGAAATAGGCAAAACTTTTACAGGCCGATACCTGGCACGTACTAAGAACAACGTGTTTTACATGGATGCCAGCCAAAGCAGGACAAAAACCGAGTTCACCAAAGCCCTGGCACGCACAATTGGTGTGGACACTTTTGGCAAGTTGGCTGATGTTAAGGCAAATATTAAGTATTACCTGCGCATGATTGACAAGCCGCTGGTGATTATTGATGAACCCGGCGATTTGGAATATTCCGCTTTCCTTGAAGTGAAGGAATTTTGGAATGCTACAGAGAACGTATGCGGCTGGTTTATGATGGGCGCCGATGGAGTGCGTAAGAAGATTGAGGACGGTATCAGCCATCGCAAGGTGGGATATCGTGAAATCTTTTCCCGCTTCAGCGGCAAATATTTGAGCATTGTGCCAACGGATCCGCAAGAGCGGCAAAAGTTTTACCGAAAGCTCATCAGTGATGTGCTTAGCGTTAACATGAAGGATACAGACAAGCTGCCACAAATCATCAGCAAGTGCATGGTTGAGGACAGAAGCGGCAACATGGGCGGCCTGAGACGTGCCGAATCATTATTAATTCTGAACAGTTAAACCTATGAAGCGAAGCTTAACGACACATAACTTGTTTGATAAGCGCCCATTTAAGCGTGTAACGCTTCATGATCCGGTGTTCAGTGCCAGTATTGGCCCCGCTGAACGCAAAGGTTTTTGGTTGATATACGGCGAGGAAAAAAACGGTAAAACGTGGCTATCGCTCCGACTGGCTAAAGATTTAGCCGCTTGTGAAAAGGTATCATATATAAGTGCTGAGGAAGGAACTGATGATTCATTCGTTCAGGCCTGCAAGCGTGCCGGAATCACACGTGCTGATAAGATTCTGATTGATGAATACCTGCCGTTTGAGGATATCGTAGCGAAGTTTAAGAAGCCACGGACATCAAACATTATCTTCATCGATAATTTAACGAGATATGTGGGCGATGTGAAATCAAAAGATATACTTTACCTCATGAACGAGTTGCCTCATAAGCTTTTTGTCTTTATAGCACACGAGGATAGAAACAAGCCTTACCCAGCTTCTGCCAGGCAGGCTATGAAGTTTGCAAAGGTCTACATCAATGTAAAAGGACTCAAGGCTTTCGTGGTTAGCAGATTTGCGAGCCAGCAGGGCGAAATCGTAATTAATGAAGAGCTCAGCGCTATGTACTGGGGCGCCGAACAGGAGGAGGAGCTATGAGGTACATCACAGAAGCATTTTTGCAAAAGATAGTAGATGCGCAAAACATTACGCTCGATTATAAAAAAAAGCATGGCTCTACGCAGGTGTGGATCTATGAGAACATTATTGAGCAGCGCTATGGCATAAGCAAATCAACTTATTATCAATGGCTCGGGCGCAATGCAAAAGCAGAATTAAGACAGTTAAAAAATCAAAACAATGAAAACAAAGCAGAAAAGATATGAACGTGTGCTGAATAGCCGCGAGCAAGCCAGTCGCAACCTGATGCGGCAGGTGAAGCTTAGTGATTATCAATACAACAATGCGCTTTTCCAGACCGGGACAGCTCTGCTGAAATACTATTTCGGTGACTTAATAAAAGAGGATGCTTTTAATATGCGTCTTTATGACATGCTGCTCAAGCAGGAGAGAATGGGGTTTTGGCCTTGGTTCATTAATCAATTTGAGTTGGCGCAGCTTAAGTTCTTACGCGATGTGCAGCAAGTGTTCAATAATGATGTAAAGTACTTCGGTAAAGAAAAAGCATGCACGTTGTTATGGCATCACTGGAATGATTTTCAGGCGCAGTTTGCACACGATGAGGATGTTGAAGAGCGATTAAGACAATTCATTATACAACTTGAATTATGAAGAGATACAACCTAAACGCGCGTTTGAAGGAATTAACAGCTCAGCTTAAGGAAGCGGAGAAAGCAGTTCTGAATGTGTCGGCGCCCGACTGGATAAAAAAAGTTGAAGAGCGTAATTTGCTTTATTTAAAAATAGATAACACAAAGAAGATGATGAACAATGTGCGAGCAGGAAAGCCGGTGCTGGGATACAGCGACACGCTTGGGTTTGTAGCGACAGTTAAGGAAAATTAATCACATATAAATTAAAACAATGCTGATACGATTAAACAAAGTAGACAAAAAAGGCAGGCGCATCTACGTAGATGCCACCAACGGCCAGCGGCAGGTATTGACCTATGTACGTAACACACACATCAGGAAGCGCATTCCTGATTACGCATTTTCAAAAATGGGAAACTTAAAACATTTTTAAAAAGATGAAACAATTACACGAAATAACCGAGCAGGAGCTCGAGCAGGAGCTCCGACGGCGCAAGAAGGAAAAAGAGAAACAAATCAATGAACTGAAAAAACAGCATGAAGCTGAAAAGGAAGAGTTCCTCGAGTACACGCTCAATAAATTTCAGCATTATCATGATAGCATGATCCAGCTGAAGGAGAACACAATTAACGAGGCTGAGCGCTTGTATGAGCAAATATGGAAAATGAGAGGCAAGGAACCTAAAGAGGTGAGCAGCTTTCAGATTGTGAATGAGGATTACACCCGCAAGGTGGTGATTGAAAAGCAGGAGCGCTTCGCTTTTACTGAAGAGGCTGCCGTGGCTATCACCCAGATTAAAGAGTTTTTTCGCTCGAAGTTTCAAGCGCGCAGCAAGCAGGTTTATGATTTGCTCGATGCGTTGCTGATGAAAAACAAGGCGGGCGATTACGATCCGAAGCTGTTGACAAAGCTGCGCAAGCAGGTGACCGCGATTGACAATAAGGAGCTAACCGAGGCCTTTGAACTGCTTGAAAGCTGCCAGACGGTTGTAGGCTCATCAATGTATGCGCGGGCTTACAAGAAAAACGGTAATGATAAATGGCAGGATGTAGTACTTCAATTTTCAGCGCTATGAGAAAAAGTAAGCTAAGATTTATCATTGTAAAAGATAGCGACTACATGGCAGTGCGCAAGCGGCTGCACTTCTATGGAATTGAAAATTGGGGCGAAAAGGAACGCTTCAAGCTACATAAGAGAACCGCGATAGCGGTAGGTTTAGTTAGTTTTTTCATAATAAGTGCCGTGTGTTTGTCACACGGGGTTTTTAATTAGTTTTTTTCCCTGCCCGCACGGGTTGCGGGCTGGGTTTTTTTTTGTAAATTTCAAAAAAGAGAGAATAATTAATTAGTTGAATAGTAAGAAGATGAACATACACGCAAAAATAAACGGATTGCCTTACGCATACACGCCTAAAATTGTGAACTGCGATGTAAATGAGGTAAGGATGAGGTTGCAAAGCAGCGCACTTCTGCATAAGCAGATTCTCTACAACGATCTGCTTTATGAAAAACTGCACAAGCAGCGAAAAATAGTTATTCAAATGCTTCAGCAACGAATTGATAAGCTTGAAGCTGCTGAAAAAAGAGGTTTAATGCCAAACAACATTTATTTAGATATAGAGCAATTTGCTGAAGTTATTAAGAGAGACGTAAAATAAACAAAATGAAACGAACCAAAAACCAAAATCGCGCAATACATACCCTCTGCAACCATTTAGGCTTCGATAGCGATGACCGCAAGCAGATTGTTGAAAAGTTCAGCCAGGGCAGGACTACCAGCAGCGCTGAGCTGACAGTTGAAGAAGCCAGGAGGCTGATTAACGATATGCGGGAGAACCTGCCCCAGCAAATTTATGTCAACTCGCCTGAGGAGCAGGAACGAGATCGAAAGCGCAAGCGCGTCATCAGCCACTTAGCCGAGGCAGGATATATAAAAAAAGATGGCAAGCATGATATGGATGCCATTCATGCCTGGGTGCGCAGGCAGAAGTACAAGAAGCATTTGAATGCACATACAAGTAAAGAACTAAGTACGCTTATCTACGCAGCTGATGCAGTGAGACAGCATTTTTTAACGAAAATCAAAACTGATGAATAAATACGAGATAATAGGTAAAAAGGCTACGCTCTTTGCATGGTACCATGGTGGAAAGATTAAAAAGATTGAAGTGAAAAAAGGCAGCCTCACACAGCAAGCATGGGAGAACGTGCCTCATTCTATAACTAATGATGAGGATGTTCTGCAACAGAAGATGAAGGAAGAGTCAGCTTTAACTTACAAGCTTATTAGTGAAGATAATACGGCTGAGTATAAAGATTACGTGGGTTCCTGGTTTGACTTCTACTACCAACAGAATGCAGTAGAGCCGAAGTTCGACGGCTCAGATGGTAAAGCCCTCAAGCAAATTAAAACTTATTTCGAAAAGGTGAGCACAGACGGAACTGAGGCGTTGGCTACGTGGAGGGCGTTACTTCAAAATTGGCATCACCTCGATGAGTTCTATCGCAAGAACCTGGATTTAAAATTTATAAATAGTTCATTAAATAAAATCATAATGCAACTGAAAGATGTTACCAGCAAAGCAGGAAAAGGGAATAATGCAGATGGTCTTAGACAAAGGCTCTAATCGTCAGATAGTACGTACTTTTGGTAAAGCTTCTATGACAGATGTTATTCGTAGTAAGCTTCCTACGCTTGGACGACTTATAGAAAACTATGGAGCTGAAAAGACAGAAAATGTAATCGCTGTGCTACTTAAGGAAGCTTCTGGTTATTTTGGCGATGCCATGCCCGATGGCCAGGCCCTGGAAGTGGCTACTGAAATAACTGTGCGCTACAAGTGGCTAAAAATGGAGGATGTGTTTGTTGCAATGAACGAGCTAAAAGAGCAAAACATTTACGGTAAGCTCACTCCAAATAAGATTCTTAATGCAATTAATAAGTACAGTGAGAATCGTTTGAACTATGCAGCAGAGCTAAGCCTCAATGCACACTTGTCGCAAAAGGAAAGTCGCGACAATGAATTTGCCAGGGCAGAATGGCTTGAGCAGTTCAGGAAAGATGTAGCGAAGCATAACGGCGAGCAGACCGTGAAGGCCGGAAAAGATAAGCCAGTTAACGGAATCACTATTGAATCAATGAATGAATCAAAATCAAAGAAATGAATAAAGTAAATGACGAATTACGTGAAGTAAATGACGAATTGCGTAAAACTATAATGCAAAAGCGCATTTACATAGCCGGAAAAGTGACCGGACTACCCCGGATTGATACCGTATTAAAATTTGAAAAAGCCGAAAAGGAACTGTCGCAGCTCGGTTATGCAGTATACAACCCTGTAAAGTACATCCCTTCAGATGCAGACCGTAACAGCGCCATGCGCATTGCCTTCAAGCTGCTGGTGCATGCTGATGAAATTGCTTTGCTGCCTGACTGGAAGAAGAGTGAAGGCGCAAGATGGGAGTATATGATTGCGGTGTTGTTGAAGATGCCTGTTGTGCTGCTGTAGCAGCGTGAAATAGTTAATTAGTAAAGAGATGGAAAAAGAAACAATCAAACAGGCTGTTGAGCAGCTTAAAAAAGAAGAGTCAATTGCTCGCGAAAAAATTGCAAGGCTGAGACAGACTATTGATAATCTGCAAAAATTATGTGAGGTCGAAGGACATTATTTTGAAGAAGTTGGCCACGACAGCCACAAGACGCGATATGAGTGCAAGTGGTGTGGGTATACGGAGGATATTTAGACTCACCGTGGGAGAGGGGTTTGATAACTTAATAACTTAGAAACATAAAAACGTAGAAACATGGAAACAATCTTAAACAACTTACTTACCTGGCAGGCGCTGTGGATTGCGCTGCTGGGTTTTGCTTATTTTTTTCTAAATGAACTGGAGGACGAATGTATTAAAAACAACTGGACGCGCTGGGGCTGGTTCCTTAACACCAAGGCCGCATGGCAGAACAAATGGGCTGTTAATTACCAGGGAAATCTTATTACCTACCAGGGCCACTGGTGGCACTTCGGGTTTTCACCGAAGTTTGAAGAGCGGTTCCCCTACAGCTCCACGTTGCTGGTGTTCCTCACAGATGGCGAGCACTTGTTTCAGTTCCTGAAGAACCTGGCAGTGCTTGGAGCGGTTGCGGTGCTGAGCCCGTGGATGGCCGTGGCGGTGTTCATTGGTATGCGCTTGGCGGCTTTCATAAAGGAACAAATAAATTGGATACAATGAAAAAACATTTTTTAATTTTAAATCATATTGTATATTTGTAAAAGGAGGCTGGAATCTCCTTTTGTTAGATGTTAATCGCAACATACTGAAATTGAAATAAATGTTTGTATGAAAAAAAACTTCACAAAAATTATTGAAGCTTACCTGTTAACTGTTGAGAAGCCGCTTGATTGGCTTCTCAACGAAACAGGTTATTCTCTTACAGCGTACAGAAACTGGAAAAACGGCTTCAAAAACCCTTCGCTGGACGCTATTAACAGCATCGCCTTGGTTTTAAAAAATGCAAGGGCAAACATATGGACGCCTAAGCAGCTTATCACCCCAGAAATGAAATTTCAAACATCGCGAGTGAAGGCGGCACGCACAAATATTCGGTATTTGTGTGAGAAATATCAGATTGAAAAATCAGATATATACAACGATGAGCGTTTTGGTTTATCAAAATCAAGCGTGATTAATGTACTGACGCATGATAAGCAGCCAAATTTTGAAAACATTAAAAAGTTTGAAAAAGTGTTTAAAACATTCGATGTTGCTAATATTAAGACGCATCTTGGTCTAATTTACTTTTCACTACCGTGGGGTGAATCAGCAGAATCATATATTGAAATAAGAAACAAAATTAAACTGCTATGAAAAATGTAACTTTAATTATTTTGTTAGCTGCTTTGCTTATGAGCTGCGACAAAGAAGAAACAACAGCCTCGTTCAGTGCTGACATCACAAAAGCTTATCTAACGCAAACCATTCGATTCAGTAACGGCAGCCGCCATGCGGATGCCTTCATGTGGGATTTTGGTGACGGGCAAACGAGTAACGAGCAAAGCCCTTCGCACGCCTATAACCAGCCGGGAATTTACAATGTGACGCTTTCGGCTACAGGTACAAGAGATGCGAGCCACAGCGAAACAATTACGGTACTAGATGGGAAGGCGGCCTACCAGGTGAGCAACATCAGCGATTACACACTCGAAATGTACAGTTTTTATTACAACGAGTTGATTAATGAGCTCACAGATGAAACAGATATGGGCGTGATTGAAGAGGATGAAACTACTGACACTTTTTATACCAACCGCGACGAGCTGATGCTCGCATTTTATGCTGAAGGCACACTCTTTATGGTAGCTGAGCCTTTTAATATTACGGCCTATACAGAAAACACATACACAATTAGTAACTCAACTCAGGTGATTATAATTGATAAGGCTTTTAAACAAAGTAGAATGACCGTTGAGGAGGTGTTTAAATGAGTGAAATCATTGGATCATAAAAACCCGAAGCAGCTCCGCTCCGGGTTTTTTTATGCCCTCACCCTAACCCTCTCCCTCTGGGAGAGGGAACTTTCTTAAACACCCGTTACCTCTTCAAAGCGTGTTTGATAAATCAGGTCATAAACCTTAAGGCCGTCGCGGCGTTTTTCGGCGCGGGCGCTCATGCGGGTGAGCTGGTTGAAGTCGTAGTTCTGCCGCCACCCTTGCAGGGCGGTGTGTATTTTAGCCAGCACATCATATACCGCCAGTGCCTGTGCCCTTACGGGGCTCTTATTGTTTGTGGCTCCCTTTGGGG